TCTCTCATTACAGTACTGGTGCACTGACCAAACCCACCTTTTAATCTACTGTTCTGATATATCATATTGTAGAACAATATTAGAGAACTTTTTTGACTTCTACAAATAAATGTACCAGGAAAGTCCCACTAGGGGACCCCCGGTACTTACCAACCCTAATCCTCATTAGTTAAATAGTAAAAAGAGCCGGCTTGACGTACCGGCTGTGCTGAGTTTCCTACATCTGAGCAGCTAAGCTGCCAGGTTCAGTATTGTATAACTACTTGCTTGGCGTATTCTGGCTAACATGAACCTAGTTCAATGCAGTATACAAGCGTTTGTTGCCCCCTTTACGACAGGCGTTACTACGTACACAGTAAATGCGGTAGCTTTTTCCTCCTGTATCAGCTCATGGTTGATCAGTATCCTAGTACCAGGGTTAGGGTAAGAGCGTGCCCACGCTAGCTTGTGCTAGCCTCACCGAGTTTAATTATGTTTACCAAACTTAAGTACAAGATTAGTAACACCGTTTACTTTTCTAATCTCCCAGTTATTAATAGGGATAATAAACTCACCTTTTCTAAAAGTTGAGCTTTTGTAATTAGAATCAGTAGTTGGATTACTTACTGTTTTTCCAAGTTTAGATCTTTGATCGTATACATACTGTCTTAAACTACCAACAGTTCTGTTAAGTTCTTTAGCAGTTTTTTCAAGATAGTCTTGAGTAAGTTTAATTTGACCTTGAATAGCAGGTTTCAGAGTGTTGTACTCTGATTCAGAATAAAAGCGGATTGTTCTTTTAGCTTTTTTCATTTGGATTGGATTTTATTTTTTAAAAATTGGTTTGATCAGTAATACTAATCATTGGCACAGTGTCTTTGTATATATAACACTGGTATTCCTTTGTTACTGTTTTAAGAACATAGGATTTGTACTTTGAATACTTGTCACAGTGACTATACATAAGTTTAAGTTCAGGATGCAGAGTATTATCTATTAGTTTGGCAAACTGTTTTATAGTTTTATCAAGGCCAATTGGTCTTATAGATAATGTAAAACATACATTCTTAGTAAACTTAGGTATATGTAAGCGTGCGTTATTAATACTGCAGCAGAAGTCAAGATCGTAAAAAGTATTTGGTTGATTAGCGGTGGCATGATAAACATCTGAGTATCTTATTTCACTATCTATTACAGGCATATAGTGATCTAGTTGCAAAGTAAGCTTAGACATATCGTATTCATATATCTCTGCACTTTTAACTTTATATGACCGTAATAAAAGTAGATAATCAGTGATGTTTGGTCCTCCAAGACCTACAACCTTGTTTAGTTTATTCCATTTAAGCTTTTCGTATATGCTGGCTTGTACTGCACGTTTGTTTATTGACTGAGTATAATCAGTTTTATGTGAGTAAGGCATAGAATGAATATTGGGTTAGAAAAGTTACGGTTTAAAGCTTACCGTAAACTGCCCATTGAATGAAGTCCAACGGGTCTAAGTCCTTTAATAAAGGTCACATGTGCACAGATAGTTTACCATGCATCATGCTTACCCGAAACTCTTTACACCATTCTGAGTATGGTGGTGGGTTTTCGGGATAGGTGGATTTAAACGTGCTGATACACAGCTTTTGGTTTTCACAGGAGGCTTTGGATATACCGAGCCAAGTAAGTAGTGTTTTCATATAAGGATAAATTAAGATTCCATGAGTTCCATGATTTCAATTGCTCTCTCATAGTTTTCAGCCCATACTTCAGCTCCCTTTATAACCCACATTTTTCTTCCAGTTGTTATATCAATCTGAACAGGAGGAGGATTTAGCTCATGACCAATTCCCCACTCACTCTCTGGTCTAAGAATACATACTGGTATCCATACAAACCCTGATTGAACACCTCGGTTTGTTGGGTATACTATATTATTCTCAGTTAAAAAGTTGAGCATACCTTCATTTTCAGAGTAATCTTTTATTAGAATTTCATCCTCATCTAATAATACATCTGGAAGATTTACGCTTGCTATAGCGTAAGGAAAGCCATAATCTTCAGAGTTCTCATCTGCATATAGCAGTTCAAGAGAAGGTCTTCCGTTATTATACTTTCTTTTGCGTATTGACACTGGGCAGGGGTCACTGCCTTCAAGTGTCACAAAAAATTTCTGCATGTGTAATGTTTTTTACAGTTTTAGGATAATTATTTATATCATTTAACCATTGCTTTACTTCATGTAAAATGCTAGAATCAGGACGTTGATTGAACTTACCCATTAGCTGATTGAAATGTAGACCTGTAGTTTTATCATAAGCTAAACCAAGAGTAAGACCGTATGTAGAGCCATCATTAACATGAAAGACTACAAAGTTTTCATACTTTATAGCATTCCAATAGTTCGTATAAACACAGTGCTTCATCACTTTACCTTCTTTGAATACATCATATTGATTATCAAGAAGTGTATACCTATTGTCATTATACTTTTGAAATTTCTTTAACCAGTTAAGAGGTTCTCTAGACATACTATCAGATTCTAATTCCATTAGTTCTTCTGTCCATTTCTTGTGCTCTTCTTCCATACGTCTTACAGACCAGTTAAAATCAATTTTACGATCAAGTATAAGAGCTTGCTGCATTAGATCATTTATTGAACCATGCTGAGAAAAACTATCAGCAGTACTTTGAACAAAATCTAAATAGTGATCCAAGTTCTTTGCAACAGATATACCTTCTAGCAACTGAGTTTTAGTTACATTATTTTCTACAGCATGTTTAAGATAGTTAGCAGAAGCATTTTTAACTCTGTATAGTTTAAGAATGGTAGTAAACAAATCATGCGGATTAGTAATCTTTCCTACAATTATTTTACCCATAATAGAGTTAGTAATAAACTGCAGATACTTTTCCTTAACCCATTCTTTACCTAGCTTAGAAAGAACATCGTGCAAGTATGGTATAGTGTGAAGTTTACCACCAAACCAAACATTCATTTTACCTTTTGGATCTACGGTAAAACCATAATGACTGTTCTTCTTCATAAAATATTCTTTACCCCGACTTATTTTGTACACTGTATATGAATAGTGTACTGTTCCGTCTTCACGGATTAATATGTTTCCACATGGAAAGTGGTTACCTTGAAACTGTCGGTGATAGAGTATATTTTTTGCTATGGACTGTGGCATAGCTAAGAAGTCTTTTACTTCTTGATTAATTTCTTGTATAGCAATCGTTTTTTCCATATAGGATTTATTATTAATTAATAAAAAACCCGGTAGCCGAAGCCACCGGGTAATAACCATTAAACCAACACCATATTACTGAGGTACTCTTGTAATCAGCTTGCTTCTTCCTTTGCATCCGTAGCCTTGTGTGCTACAACTACATAAACCAGCAAGAAGTGCTAGAAATACAATAGTGATAAGAAGATATTTTGCAGCAGTTTCATTTTGCTGACGTTGATTTTCTTTCATGACTTATAATTATAAACGTTTATTAATAAGTTTAGATCTACATATGTTGCAGAAGTAGGTACCTTCTTGATCAACTTGTTTGATTGTACCTTTTGCAGAACTCATTAAGCATTTAGAGTCATTAGTACAATGATCAAGACCAAAGTTGTGACCTACTTCATGTATTGAAACTTTATTAATACGCTCAAGAACTAGTTTTTTAGAAAAGCCTTTTAATCTATAAACAGATACAACGCATATGTTACTATTGCGTTTTGCAAGCCCAAATATTCCCCACTCAGGTTGACCGGGTGTTTTAGTATAGCAAACATCTTTTTCAGTAATAAGTATCGTATGATTAGATGTTTCATACTTATCAAGCATTTTTTGAGCATCATATCTACTACTTCTTATTTTAGCATGTATATCTTTAGTTCCACTTATAGGCGTATTAACTATACATCTGATACTATAAAAAGATTCTAATGAAGACTTGATCGTATTTATGTAAGCTTTGTCTACATTATCTATAGGTTGTATGTATATAACTGACTTAGAATCTATGTGAAAAAGATGAATAATAAATAAAAACAGTAGAGTTTTCATATGGTACTATTTTAATTATCAAATATCACTGGAGGCATGTATAACATAGAGATATAGTTTTAAATTAATAATATGTTATTAAGACATACCCCCAGTGAGAACTTAAACTAAGGCAAATATTGAAACACAATAACTCCTATAAAACTTAGTATACAAACAGACAGCATTACTGCCATTTTATATACTCCATCCTTTTTAAAAGAAGGACGTTTATAGAAAGGATCTGTTCTAACATCTAAGTAAAAACCAAAGCTTACAATACCAGTACCCATAAAAAATGCATTAACGAAGTCTTTATCAGTAAGCTGAATAGTTATTGTGTGATTACCAACAACACTAACTGATATTAAAGCGTACACTGCATAAATAAGACAAACTAGTCCTAAAATAAAACTAGAGTTTTTTAAAAGTTTAAGAGTAGGTTCCATAAAAGGATTTTAAAATTTTAATAAATAAAGTGGTTAGCCCCTTGGGTCAATGACTTACGGGGCTTAACCAACCATTCAAGCTTTAGATAATTTTTCTTCTAGATCTATACATACAACTAAAGATGGAATCCAACCAAGAACTACCATAAAAAAGCCTATACCACCGCTAGTGGCGGCCTCTCGGAAAGTCCCTGATTCCATGCATAAATATGTAAGTGTAGATAAGCATAACCAGGTAATTAGTAATGTACCTAGAAAGCCAAGCATAAGAATTGTTCCTTTCATAATGCGTTTCTTTTTTGTGAACGATTTGGTTTGTAAGGAAAAGCTCTGCGGTAATCAGATTCTAATGTGTCGTAAATGTCAGACCATTGTTTTTTCAAGCCATCAGTACGAAATGTCCATACAGATACAAGAACTTCCCATAACAAGAATGGGATTGCAAGAAGACTTAATCCTAAGATTTTTAATAAGTACTTCATTTTGTTTGAGGTTGGTTAAAAAATATTTTTCTCCCTCTGCACTCAGTTGTAAGGCCCGCCCATAGAATTAACTATACGCTTGGATTCTTACAACTGCTAGCCCTTGGGAAGCTAGGATGGTGCATTAAGATTCTGACAGGCTGAGTGTTGACCTACAGATACTATCGTTTTCATAGAGTTACCTCTACTTATACACACGGTGGATTACTCCATCGTAGATAGCAGTACCAGTGTTTAACCTCACTCCTGAGGGATCTTTCTCGCGGGTTACATAGACTTTGATTTCTACCAAGCGGACTGGATGGTCCTAAGCTACATCCCTGCAGCTACTTAGATATACTTTCTCTATCTCACAGCGTTCCTTGCGGTACTGGCTGTGCTGTCATATTACAGACAGATAAGGTACTTTGACCCAGAGAACTAACAGACTGTTGCGTTAATTAATTAGTATTAAATAACAATAGCATAATCCAGGACGTGCCGTTAGAGTATAGCTCACTCCCTTTTGAGGAATGCGTACTATAACGCCCCAGTGCAGGTTACCAGCCCACGGTATATTCAAGACCCTGTTACCAGGCCTTAAGTATACTGGATAACGCAGTAAGTCTCTTGGTAAAGACCTTCCACATGTATCCTACAGGTTTCATCCTATTGCGGTTTCCCGCTCAACAGTGTATGCTGACACTGTAGTTACTCAGGGGTTTCCCCACTGCAACTGTTACCCGTTTGCTTACTCGGCCGGTATTACTACCGTAGATGTGCTCTTGTTAAGACACACCTTTTATACCTGTCACCAGGTTTATCCTAACGACCATAAGCGGCCGTGTCAATTGGTAGCTGATCAAGTCAGCTTAACGCACACACCGTGAGTATTTAAACTCTGAAGGTTTGACATTGTGTGCTTTGCACTATGGTTCTCACTCGCAAAGAGAAGACCGAAGCCAACTCACCCATAGCGGATATACATTCAGGTATATCAGCCTACATAGACGCACGTGCTGTCTATTGCCCCCATCAACTTAACGGGTTAGTGCCCCATATACAACGCTCGGTTCGTCAACCAAGCCTTCTGTGACACGAGAAGCAACGTAAGTGAACCCAGTGGCCTAAGCCAGCCAGGTTCACCAATATTATCAGGTATCTCCAGTGATACCTATAACATAGTAATACTATATAGTACTGGTATGTTAGGGTATCTGTAGAGATACTATTCAGTATCATCATCAGCTTCTACAAGAGAGTAGAGGTGAGACCAGGCGTCAATAAGATCTGACATCTCAGACTTAAGTTCCTGCCACCGTGTGTAATCTTTGCCGGGTGGTATCTCATTCCAAGAACCGTTAAAACGGTATAGCTTGGTAATCACCTGAATTACTTCAGCACATTCTTCGGCTAAGGTGAGTGCTGGGTCACCTTGATTCTTATACAGAGCCATATGATTAGGTATTGGTTACAAAGAAGAAAGAGTGGTTTCACTTCGCATTATATCCACTCTTTTTACCCCGCTTCTAGGGTAGATACGTCTTAGTATCATCAGAAGGCTGTTTTGCATTACGCTGGATGACCTACAAGCCCAGCAACCCTTTACAGGGAACTTAGGTTAAAGACATAAACTCAGTGTATTCTATTTTGCAGGACACTGAAAGAACTGAATGGTTTCAAAGGCTTACCAATAACCCTAAATAGTAGCATATATGTCTGCGGTATATGCTAGACCGCTGTGTCTGTAAGGCCTACCTAGTCAACACAATTCTAGGTAGTTTGGTACAGCTCCTGCCCATACATAGCTGTTTAATGGTAAACCCCATATATAACCGTAAGACTAGGTAAAGGGCAGAACACTTCTGATACATCAGACAATATGAGTGTTAACTGTAGATCCTCAATAGCCTAGTCTCCAGGGTTATAGCCATCTTATCCGCGGCCAAAAGTTCTACGGAATAGGTGGTAGAAAAAGATAGAGAAAGGTGTGACTGCTTGACTACCACAGACAAACAGTCACACAAGTACTTGTGAATCAGCGTTTTATTCCTAGGGATTCCGGATAACGCTGTTAGAACCGGTTAAGACCTTACGCACTACGTAAGTCTTCTGCTAAACTCATCAGAGCAGCTATGCCTGTGACGAGTACAACAGTTCCACTGGCGGTGAAGACCAGCATATTTTTAGAGTGATTAACTCCTACGGTATATAATCAATCCCTACCAGGCTGTAAATGCTAAGACCTGAGTAAATGGGATTGAAAAGGATACGCAAAAAAAAGGGGACACTTGTCCCCTTTGGGTGGATACGGAAGATTATTTCTTCCAGTATCCGCCCTGTTCGGCATCCGCGGGTATCAACCCGTGATAGCCGAACTCGTCAGCCGTTTCCGCTATGCGGACTTTCGGCCTGACGCGGAAGACACCTTCAGAGGTTTCTTCCACAACGTCTTCCATAGTGGAAGACCAGAAGGAAATTTGTTTGCCGTTGTCACATGTGACACGGAAACCAATATTTCCGGATTTGGAAGGATCTCCGATCTCCAAATCTGCAAGCTTGAAAGTCAGTCCGTTTACGGCTGAGTCAAGCTTGGCTTGAACGAGTTTGTGTAACGAGTTCATGGCCAATGAATTGGGTTTTACGGGGGTTACCCCGGCCCAATTTATTGGTGGGGTAGTTTGTATGGGCGGGCCATCACCCCCTCCTGTATACAAGATTTAGGGTACCGTAGTTAGGCTAGTTAAGTCAGTTAAGCAGTTAGGAGGCGGGGGTATAGTTTAACTAGAAAGTACCCGGGGGTACTATTTACTGTATTAGGTACTATTTGGTCACTTAGTTACCTGAAAGTAATCATGGGTACTCTGTCTGTATAAGATTACCTTGGGTCCGTTCTAAATGATAACCAAGGAAATACATGATATAATAAAATTTAAAAGATCTATCCTGCACAATAAGTGGGGCATAGAGTGTATTATTACCCTTGGAGACGGGGATCCCCTTAGATTTAATGAGATCCATGATAACCTACCCGGCTGCTCAGCCAAAGTATTAACCCAGGCATTAAAGAAGCTAGAAGCCCAGCATTTACTAGTTAGAACGTCTTATAACGAGATACCCCCAAGAGTTACCTACAAACTGTCTAATAACGGACTCTTAGTTCTTAAGTATGTAGAGGACTCTATACAGTTTTTTCGTGAGGCATTTATGCTCTACAATAAGTATGAAATTTAGTGATTCACCAACTTCTACATTATTTGTTACTAAACGGTAACTTGTAGTTAAGGCACTGCACAAACTAAACCACCTCTTACTGCGTTATCTTTGTCGCTTTTTCACATCTGTTGAAAAGTCAGTAACTAATATGTAGAACTATGAAGTAAATTTGGAGAGTTTAAACTTTTTAGGTATATTATAGTGTAGACCTAATCAAAAACCGACCTTATGATACACACCTGTAACATCCACTGCCATACTATGGACCTGGACAAGGCAGACCTTATGGGAATCCAGGATAAGGGTAAATGGTTACCCTTTGCATTTCATCTAGATATTGTTATTGCCTGTAAACTTACTACTGATGATGAGGAAGAGATTGTTAGTGGATGCACTACTGTCTTTACTGATCACGGGGATACTTATATCATAGATACACCTTATACAGAGTTTCAAACAATCTTTCAGTTATATAACGCAGACCCTGATCCAGGAAAGTCTGAGGATCTTAATTTTTAAAACCAACCCTAAATGAGCACAGAAAACACCACAACCCAAGAAGAGCAAAAAGCTCCAACCAAAGAAGAGGTTATTTCTTTCTTTCAAGAACAAATTGAGGTAAAGAAAGTACAGCTTGAACTTCAAGAAATGAATACTGCACTTGCAGTAGCCAGAGCAGAAGAGCTCAAAGCACTTGCTTTTATAGCACAAATTACTAATCCACAGCAGCAAGAAGAAGAGTCTGATGAGCCCAAAGTCCGGAGTCTGAAAAAAGAAAAGTAATGACCACGCTCTATAAGCTCAGAGACTACCGTGAAACGATGGTGTTTGAACGTGAGCATCCTAAAGAACTAAGATGGGATGAGCGGTATAAGCTATACATGCTCAATGAAAGTAAAGAGTGTCAAGGCATCTGGTTCAAAGATAAAAAGTATTTAGTGGCAGAAGCTATCATGACGTGGAGTTCAGATAACGTGATTCATATTGATAGTTTTACTGTTCACCCTCTTCACCGAGGTCAAGGTTTAGGATACGATCTAATATCTACTGTCCTTGAATATGCAAAGGACATGAAAAAAGAGTACGTAACTGGTGAAGCAAGAAAAGGAGCATCTTGGCACATCTTTGAAAACCTAGGAGCAGTCCCCGTACTTCTACATAAAAACTGGCATAACACCGGGGAAGATTATATGAGTTTTAAAATAGAACTGTAATGGCATTAGTTAATCAGGTGGAAAAAAGAGTAAGAATGAATACTTGGCAAGCTGTCAAGTATCAGATTCTTACGCACTGTTACCTGTATGACATACCAGTTAGTGAAGCAGATCTGAACTGTCTTACTCTTCTTGCCATAGAAGGAGATCAAGAACTTACAAGTTTTTGTAGCAAGGCTTTTGAGAAGAAGATATTTTCTTCTACTCAATCTGTAAGAAACTGTCTTACAAAAGCTGAAAAGAAAAACTTGATTAAGAAAGAGGGAAAGAACAAGAAGAAGATATATATCAATCCTGATATGAAAGTCAGCTCACGAGGAAACATTTTATTGGATTTTAAATTCCTCTGCGTTGCGACCCAGGAAAGCTAAAGAGTTTATACCTGAAGTGGCACAGCAGACGGGCTTGAGTCCAGATGCTGTTGAAACTATTGTGTCATACTACTGGCAAGAAGTAAGGAAAAGTCTTAGTGCACTTAAACATTCCAGAGTGCACGTCACAAATCTTGGAGATTTTGTGATAAAGCATTGGAAGCTGGATGATAAGATACAAATGCTTGAGAAGTTTGAAGAGAACAACAAGCAAAAAGGTCTTCAGCAAATGACTGCTCGTTATAAAACAGCAGAAACGCTTTATGATCTAAGGAATCTTAAAAAAATAATGGAGGAAGAGCAACAAAGAGCTGAGTTTATAAAAATGCATAAACGAACAAGCTATGAGTCTAAAAGAAAGCGTGATCCGAATATGGAAGAGCAAGGGTCAGATACTTGAAGGTATCACAAACTCAATCTTTAAGAAAGAGGATGTAGAGCAGATTGCTAAAGAAAGAATGAGCATCTGCCGGCAATGTGATTTGTTTACAGAAAAAGATGCTGGTTGTGTTGTTGCAGGAACAACTCCATGTTGTGATCAGACAAAAGGAGGATGTGGCTGCTCTCTTGCATTTAAAACCAGATCACTTTCTTCAGATTGTCCTTTAGGTAAATGGAAAGCTGAAATAACTCAGGCTGAAGAAGATTTTTTAAAAAGTAAGTTAGGCATTTGATTCCGCATGATTCTATACAACTAGAAGTGGTTCATTCAATCTACAAGACCAAGACTATCTATCAAAAGATGGAAGGCGGGGATTTATTTCCAGAAAAGAAAGAAGTTCTTGTCAAACAGATTAAGGTAAAGAAATGGTTTAAGAAAGAATGTATTAGTTCTATAGAAGAGTACGTCAATAGTAAAAATAAGATTAGCAAACACAGATCCGTAGTGTTTGACAAATTCTCTGGAAGGTTCTACGCAACTTTTCATAGTCCTCAAGAAGTACTTCAAGCAATATCTACAACCCCTATGAATAACCCAATTGGATTCACCCATGATAATAACATTCACCCCTCAACATCACAAGTACAGCAGCATAGAACCAGACGATATTGACTGGTTAAGTGTAACGTCTTTTATATCAAACTTTAAACAGCCTTTTGAAGCAGATAAGATAGCAGAAAAATCAAGTAAGAGTAAAAAATCAAAGTGGTATGGTATGACTCCTGAGGCAATCAAGGATGCCTGGAAGTCAGAAGCAAACAGAGCCACAAGTCTTGGTACCTGGTATCACAACTGCAGAGAAAAAGATATATGTGAAGTAGAATCCATGGAACGCCATGGTGTAGTTATACCTGTTATAAAACCCATAGAAAAAGACGGAGTTAAGTATTCTCCAAACCAGAAGCTTTCTAGTGGAGTCTATCCCGAGCATATGGTTTATTTAAAGTCTGCTGGTATTTGTGGCCAGTCAGATCTAGTAGAAGTGGTCAATGGAGAAGTACATATTACAGACTACAAGACCAATAAAGAAATTAAAGTAGAAGGATACACAAACTGGGAAGGCATAACACAAAAAATGTTTCCTCCTGTTAGCCATCTTGATGATTGTAATCTTAATCACTACGCTTTACAGCTTAGTACTTACATGTTTATGATACTAAAGCATAATCCAAAATTAAAGTTTGGAAGCTTGACAATACATCACATCATGTTTGAAGAAGTTGATAAAGATAAGTTTGGTAATCCCATAACTGCTCTTGACAGTAATGGTGATCCCATAGTAAAAGATATTGTACAGTATGATCTGCCTTATTTAAAACAAGAAGTTATTTCACTACTGCATTGGTTAGAAGATAATCGTCACAAGTTAAAAGCTAAACAATGATTGTACAAACCATCCATGAAATACTTAATCCTTTTGATGTAGAAGTTCGTGAGCTTGGTCATGGTGTGGCTTTGTTTATGATAGCAGGGTCAATACATAGCAATCCTCAGTTTATTGTACGCTTTTATCACACGGGAGAACTAAGAACAGTAGACCAAAATGATATAAAGGTTTACGGAAATCCAACAGCAGGAGAAAATTTAATACCACAATGAAAAAGTTTATAAAGTTTTTAAAATGGCTAGAAGAATACCGGCTTGAACTTATGACAAGAGCAGGTAGACCCTGGTAAATAAAATATTATGATAAGATTATTTGATATACAGAACGGAAAGGTAACAGCAAGTGAACACTGCTATACTCTTAAGTTTCTTAAAAATATTATGGACTCATATCCAGATGAACATTTGCGGATATATGCGTATCTGTTTTACATGACCTGCCCTAACCCTGATCTAAACCCCTTCTTTGATGTACCCGAAGCTGAGAAAGAAGAGATTATTCTTCAAGAGATTGATGCTGACTTTTCCACTGATGATGACCTTATTGTCGTTGGTCTTAGAATGTGTGAGAAACTATACCAAACTCCCACGTACAGAGCGTACATGGGTATTAAGACAATGTTGGATAGGCTTGCGAAGTATATGGAAACCACAGAGATTGAGCACGGTAGAGACGGTAACATTACAGCACTTGTTAATGCAGCCGCGAAGTTTGAGGCTATCCGGCAAAGTTTTAAAGGTACGCTACGAGATCTGGAAGAAGAGCAGCAGTCTCAAGTAAGAGGAGGACAAAACTTAGCATACGACCAATGACAATAGTATCTATAAGAGAATATAATAAAAGAATAGAGTCTGTTCTTTCTGACTCATATAAAGTTGTACTAACCGATGAGGAGTATAACTATAGAAAAGAATATTCTGTAGACTGGTCAGATAAAAAACGAGACGCAGGTCCTCAGTACATTATTGATGACAACTACTTAGAGAAAAGAAGTACTAATGGGCACATGGGGCAAAGAGCTGTAGAGAAGTTTTTAGGTATAGAATTTACAGATCCTGATACTTCATATGATATAAAAAAGAATATCCCTGATTTATTACCTGCAGGATTACATATTGGAGTAAAGACGCATAGAGTAGCTAATCCTCCAATGCTTGATTTTATACCGGATCAAGTATATGAGAAGCTTGATCCTGTAAAACAAAAGAAAGCTCGTTATCCTCAGATTATTGTAACAAAGGATAATAACTGTGAAAAGACCTTTTATATACTTGGTGTTTATGCTCCTAAAGTTCTTTGGCATAAAGACTATGTAGATAAAGGTCTGATATATGATGATAAACTTTTAGAGAAGGGAACTAAGATTCCTTTTATTGGTGTACATAAACGTGTACCATTTAAAAACAAGGAAGAACTAGTTTCTATCATAGGTCCTACATGGACTTCTACTGTAAGGTGACGGAACTGGCAGACGTGCCTCCCTGTCTCGGAGGTGGATAGGGTTTCTTATCCTTGGAGGTTCAAATCCTCCCCTTACAGCAAAAATACCGCGGGGTGGTGTAACGGTAGCACACTGGGCTCATAACCCAGGAATCCTAGTTCAACTCTAGGCTCCGCAACCACATTAAATTAATTCTTATGGAAAACAAAGACTATGCCCTTTACAACTATGTGTTTCACTACAATGCTCATAATAAAAACTGGGCAGCTATTCCTAGAGAACTTTATAATGACTATTGGAGTGACTCTACTAAACCTGGTATTCTAAGAAGTAAGTCTATTGATACTTTGATAGAAATCTTACACAAAACAGGTGGAGACAAAAAGAAAATAAGCAAGCTAGTTGGAGAAAAATAAACCATATATAGAAGTACCAACCTATGAAAATGGGCAGTGGGATCTAACTACTTTTTACTCAAGAGAAGAGTTCAGAGACTATTTGGTTAAGTTATTTAAAGAGCCTGGTCAATATGGTTTTGATGAAAGCAGTCAGATATTTAATGCTGAAGCTAGAAAATACCAACAACAAGGTTTTTACTGCCCAGCCCCTGTAAAAACTAAAGACTTTATTAATTACTGGGATGACCAGAAAATGAAGTGTAAGTCAGGCATTATTGTAAAAAATAACGGTAATGCATGGTATATCAGTCGGGATTATTACATGTGGCTAAACTTTCTTCCTATCTATGATAAAGAAGAAAAACGTTTTGACTTTGCAAAAGTCAGAGATGCTCAGTATCATATGGCTTTGTATGAACAACTAGCCGAGCTACACTACAAACACTCCGCTATTTTAAAGAAACGTCAGATAGCCTCATCGTATTTCCATGCAGCTAAGTTGATCAACATGTTTTGGTTTGAAAGCGGTGCCGTTCTTAAGATGGGAGCAAGTCTTAAAGATTATATTTCAGAGAAAGGTACTTGGCGTATGCTTACTGAATACCGTACATTTCTAAACGAGCATACTGCTTGGTACAGACCATCTGATCCAGATAAAGTATTTTCCTGGCAGCAGCGTATTAAGGTTCGTATTAGTGGACGAGATACTTACAAGGGTAATAAATCTATTATTACTGGAACCTCTTTTGAAAAAGACCCAACAAATGGTGTCGGTGGTCCGTGTACTTACTTCTTTCACGAGGAGGCTGGTATTGCTCCAAAGATGGATCAGACCTATGAGTATATGAGACCAGCCATGCAGAGTGGTATGATTACTACAGGTATGTTTATTGCTGCAGGCTCAGTGGGTGATTTAGAAGCCTGTGAACCTTTGAAGCTAATGGTACTTCAACCAGAAGCTAATGATATCTATGCAGTAGATTCAAATCTTATAGACAAAGAAGGAACTATAGGAAAGACTGGATTATTTATTCCTGAGCAGTGGAGCATGCCACCATTTATAGATCAGTATGGTAACTCTAAAGTAGAAGAAGCTCTTGCCGCAATAGTTGAAGAGAGGATAAGGTGGAAGAGAGATCTTACTCCTGAGCAGTATCAGTTAAGGATATCACAGAAACCAACAAACATAGAGGAAGCTTTTGCCACAAGAAAAGAATCGGTATTTCCTCCTCACCTTGTATCCAAACAGATTCAACGTATTCAGGATAAAGAATACTCAGTAGAATACTTAGATCTTTCTAGAAACGCAGAAGGTAAGATTATAGATAAGCCTTCAAGGAAGATTCCAATCATGGAGTTTCCTATATCTAAAAAGACAGAAGACAAAGAAGGAGTTATTTGTGTGTATGAAAGACCTGTAAAAGATCCTACGTTTGGGATGTACTATGCCGCTGTTGACCCTGTAGGAGAAGGTAAGACTACAACTTCTGAATCACTTTGTGCCATCTATATCTACAAAAACCCGGTGGAAGTTATAAAAGATGAGGGCAACGGAAAGGTTACTAACACTATTGAGCGGGATAAGATTGTAGCCTCTTGGTGTGGCAGGTTTGATGACCTGAACAAGACGCATGAACGTCTGGAGCTAATGATTGAGTGGTACAACGCCTGGACCGTAGTGGAAAACAACGTAGCCTTGTTTATTCAGTACATGATTAGTAAGAAGAAACAGCGTTACCTGGTACCAAAGGATATGATCCTGTTCCTAAAAGACATCGGGGCTAACCGGAACGTATTCCAAGAATACGGGTGGAAGAACGTGGGTACACTTTTTAAGGGCACGATCTTGTCTTACGGGATAGAGTTTCTAAAAGAGGAACTTGACCATGAAACCAAAGCTGACGGAGAGATTGTAAAGACCTTCTACGGAGTAGAGCGTATTCCTGATATCATGCTTCTAAAAGAGATGCAGGCTTACCAGGACGGAATAAACGTAGACCGGCTGGTAGCTTTTTGCTCCTTGGTTGCGTTTGCTAAGGTCCAACAATCTAACCGTGGGTTGGCTAAACGTGTAGAGGTTACAGAACAAAAGTTGGATAACTCCCAGAAATTTAGTAAATTAAATTGGAGCCCCTTTAGACATTTAGGTGGCTCTAAAGGTGCTAGTTCTGGTATGAAAGCTCCCAGAAACCCCTTTAAAAATATAAGATGATCAGTTATAGCATACTTCCTGAACAAATAGTGTTTCAATCTACCAATACGTATGGGGTAGAAATAGTCTATAAATACGTAACTAATTAATTATCATGCAGATATATAATGCTCTAGATCTAAAGGCTGGTAAGAAGGCCGAATATAACAAGATGGGTACCCTTACCCAGCCTATCCAGTTTTTATTAGAGAAGGAAAAGGATGAAGAATGGAGAGCGTGGAACCTAGATTGGCTAGAGTTTCAGGGAATGAAGCAGCTTAGGCGTAATGCCCGTAGGCTGATGAAGAACTACAAGCTTGCAAAAGGTATTATAGATAAGTCAGACTACATTGTAGAAGAGGATAACGAGATGGCAGATTTGATAGATACTCTTACCAAAGAGGATGTATCAGCACTTGAGTTAAAGTTTTATCCTATTATTCCAAATGTAATCAATGTGTTATGCAATGAGTTTTCTAAACGAAGCTCAAGAATAATGTTTAAAGCAGTAGACGATATTTCTTACAACGAGATGTTGGAAGAAAAAAGGTCTATGATTGAAAACATATTGCTAGAAGATGCAGAGCGTAAGATGATGCTAGAAATGCTATCAGCTGGTATTGAGCTTGATAGTGAAGAAATGCAAAAAGCAAATAGTCCTGATAATCTTAAGAAGCTTCCAGAAATAGAGTCTTTTTTTAGGAAAGACTATAGATCAATGATTGAGGAGTGGGCTACACATCAAATGAGTGTAGATGAAGAAAGATTTAAGATGCAAGAACTTGAAGAGCGTGCTTTCCGTGATATGCTTATTACAGACCGCGAGTTCTGGCATTTTCGTATGATGGAAGATGATTATGAGCTAGAGCTTTGGAATCCTCTTTTGACTTTCTATCATAAGTCTCCAGACGTGCGATATATCAGTCAGGGTAATTGGGTAGGTAAGATGGATCTTATGTCTGTATCAGACGTAATTGATAAGTACGGATGGATGATGACACAGGATCAGTTAGAAGCTTTAGAAGCTATCTATCCTGTACGTTCTGCTGGTTATGCAATACAAGGTTATCAAAATGATGGAACTTATTACGATCCAACTCGTTCTCATGAGTGGAATACTCAGATGCCATCCCTGGCTTATAGACAATTTACTTCTGTGTATGATGCCCAGTTTGGTACAGGCGATATAGTAGAATGGATACTGTCTGACTCAGAAGATACTGTTGACTTTGGAAAGAGTCATATGTTAAGAGTTTCTACTATTTATTGGAAGTCTCAACGAAAGGTTGGACATCTTACTAAAATCACAGATGAGGGAGAAGTAATTCAAGAGATAGTCAGTGATATTTATAAGGTTGTAGATAAGCCTATTTATAACACAACTATTTATAAAGAAAAGTCAAAAGATAATTTAATCTACGGAGAACACATTGACTGGATCTGGATTAACGAAACATGGGGAGGTATTAAGATTGGACCTAACCGTCCAGCATTCTGGGGTATGAACAATCCAGGTGGTATTAATCCTATTTATTTAGGATTAAATGGTGGCAAACCTGGTCGTATCCCATTCCAGTTTAAAGGAGATGCAACACTTTATGGCTGCAAACTTCCGGTGGAAGGTGCTGTATTTGGTGATAGAAACACCCGCAGTATTTCATTGGTTGATCTGATGAAGCCATACCAGATAGGTTATAATATCGTGAATAACCAGATAGCTGACATCTTAGTTGATGAGCTAGGCACGGTTATCATGCTGGACCAGAACGCTTTGCCTCGTCACTCTCTCGGAGAAGACTGGGGTAAAAATAATCTGGCCAAAGCCTATGTGGCAATGAAGAACTTTCAGATGCTGCCTTTGGATACTTCTATTACCAATACAGAGAATGCTCTGAATTTCCAGCATTATCAGGTTTTGAATCTAGAGCAAACTAATCGTTTATTATCTAGGATTAATCTGGCAAGTTATTTTAAGAACCAGGCATTTGAAGTAATTGGTCTGAATCCTCAGCGTATGGGTCAGCAGATTGCTCAACAGCAAACTGCAACTGGCATTGAGCAGGCTATGAACGCCAGCTACGCCCAGACAGAGCAGTACTTTATTCAACATAGTGACAACCTTATGCCAAGGGTTCAACAGATGAGAACCGATCTGGCTCAGTATTATCATTCAAAGAAGCCTAGTGTAAGGCTTACCTATATTACTTCAAAAGACGAGAAAGTAAACTTTGAAGTAAATGGTACAGAACTTTTACTTAGAGACTTGAATATTTTCTGTACTACAAAGACTAACTCTCGTGCTATTATGGAGCAGCTTAAGCAGTTGGCTCTAAACAATAATACAACCGGAGCTTCTATTTACGATCTTGGTAATGTAATTAAATCTGAGTCTATAGCTGAACTTACTGGTGTTCTTAAAGCTGCAGAAGAAAAGAGTATGGCTCAAAAACAGGCAGAACTACAGCAGCAACAGCAAATGCAGCAGGAGATGCTTCAAAGCCAAGAGCGTCAAAAACAGATGGATCTTGAGTTTAGAGCTCAGCAGGCTGACATGGATCGTCAGAAAGATATTACAGTAGCTGAAATTAGAGCAGCTGGCTACGGATCTATGGCAGACATAAATAAAAATGAACAGTCTGACTTTCAAGATGCACTAGATAAAATAAGAAGTGAAGAACGCTATCAAGAACAGATGAATATTAAAAAAGAGCAAGTACTTACTCAAAAAGAACAAGGAAATAGTAAGCTACAAATAGAAAAAGAAAAGTTACAGACTCAGCGTGAAATAGCTAATAAACAGTTAGAGATAGCTAGAGAAAACAAAAATAAGTATGATGTTTCTCCAAAAGGGAAATAAGTTATAGCTCTATTATCCATACTTCAGGTCTTTCTACTCAGCAACTTTTAAATTTTTAGGGTTTAAAGTTGTATATTATTATTGTAGAAGTACCCCATAAAAACCAATACAACTTATGGAAAACCAAACAAATGTGCAGACATCTGTACAGCAAGTAGACGTAGACATTGATAGCTGGCTTGGAGCCCCCGGTGCTGAAAGCATTGTAACTCCAACAGCCGATGAGGCAAAAAAGCCTGAGGCTAAACCCAGTATCTTTTCTAGTAAAGAAGTAGATCTCAGTTTTATAGATCAAGAAGACAAACCTGAAGAGGTATCTAAAACTGAAGAAAAAGGTTCCACGGAAAACAAGGACACAGAAGTGCCAGTTTCCCGTGAAACATCTACAAATGTCTTTGATGAGCTAGATCAAGAAGAAGAGGATGAAAAGAAACCTAAAGGTGGTCGTCCAAGAACTGAAAAGTCTGGTCTAGTTGAGTTTTTAAAGAAACGCATTGAGTCAAAGGAAATGTTTGCCTTTGATGACTATGATGAAAGTAAACAATCTCTTGATGACTACCTAGGTGGTCTTGGAGAGAAAGATATAGAGGAGCTCTGGCAGGCTAATATAGATAACCTTAAACAAGAGGTGGCAGCCAAGACTCCAAAAGAGTTCTTTGAGTCTTTACCTGATGAGTTGCAGTATGCAGCTAAATATGTAATGGACGGTGGTCAGGATCTAAAAGGTCTTTTCCAAGCTTTGGCTCAAGTTGAGCAGGTTCGTTCAATGAACCCAGCAGATGAAAATGACCAAGAAGGTATTGTAAGATCTTATCTACAAGCAACTGGTTTTGGTTCTGAAGAAGAGATTCAAGAAGAACTAAACACTTGGAAGGATCTTGGAGTACTAGAAAAGAAAGCCAAACAGTTTAAGCCCAAGCTTGACCAAATGCAAGAAGAAATTGTTCAGGCTCAATTAGCTGAACAAGAAGCAAGACAGCAGCAACAAGAACAAGCTGCTCAGGCTTACATGCAAAATGTATTTGAAGCTCTTCGTCCTGCTGAGATTAATGGTCTAAAACTTGACAAGAAAACACAAGCCCAACTTTATAGTGGTCTTGTCCAGCCTCAATATCCATCTATCAGCGGGCGTCCAACCAATCTTTTGGGACATCTTTTAGAGAAGTACCAGTTTGTTGAACCTAACTATCCGCTGATTGCTGAAGCTCTCTGGTTATTATCTAACCCTGATGAGTATCGTCAAAGCCTTGTAAAACAAGGTAAGAACCAAGCAGTTGAACAAACTGTACGCCAGCTTAAGACTGAGCAGAGTCGTAAAAACGTCTCAACTTATCAGGAAGAAGAAGACTCAAGACCAAGAAAAATAGCTAGACCTCAGAATATTTTTAAAC